GGGATTCAGGGTGTCCCCATGACCCTGTTTTCCCGCCCCACTTATTATAACTAACTAGGGCGCGTATGATAAATCTATTAGCCAAAGCAACTTACTATGCAGTCGTAGGTCTAACCACGGCCTTTATCTTACTGGGTATCTTTGGTAATATATTTCCAACGCTAGGTATATAGAATATGAAAACAACAGAACTAGAGAACATTGAAGTATCTGAATCGCGTCAGCGCAAGACGTTTAACAAGAGGCGAATGGAGGAGTTAAGCAAGAGCATAGTGTCTAATGGGTTGTTTCATCCTATCGTAGTCGAGCCTCTCGATGATGGCGGAACGGGGACTGTCACCCTAATCGCCGGAGAGAGGCGGCTGCGTGTGGTGAAGGAACTTATTGAGAAGAAGACACCCTTTCGTCATGACGGACAGGAGGTTCCGCTTGGTACAATACCGACTGTCTTTGTAGATGAACTCGACGAGGTTACAAGACTTGAGATTGAGATTGAGGAGAACGTAACTCGCGAGGACTTCACTGTTCAGGAGAAAGCTGCGGCCTATGCACAGCTACATGAGCTACGGATAAAACAAAAGGGAGAGTATGACAAGGGTGAGAGTCAACGAACAGGTGACACTGTAGGCCAGACTCTCCTTGCTACAGCGCAAGAGATACACGGGGACGACGCCGGGGACAGTAAGGTGAAAGACCTGTCTGACCTGCTTGTCATTGCCGAGCATCTTGATGACCCTGAGGTCGCCGCGGCCAAGACAAAGTCCGAGGCACTCAAAGCGATTAAGGACACCAAACGCGCGAAGGTACGGAAAGAACTCGCAGAACAATTCGACCTAACGGAAGCACCGCATGTGTTATTCCATGCTGATAGCTATAACCTTGAAGCTGTCTCCGGTGCCCCGTTCGATGTCATCCTTGCTGACCCACCGTACGGTCGTGAGATGCACAAAGAAAAGAACGCTGGGACGAGGAAACATAACTATGATGATTCAGAAGAAGCCTTCCAACAAATGCTTGCAGAGCTACCCGGACTTTGTGATAGACTTACGAAACCACAAGCCCACGGATATATCTTTTGTGATATTCGCAGATGGAGCGAACTCTTCGTGGCTTTCGAACTATCCAGTTTTCAATGCTGGCCCCGACCTCTTATCTGGGATAAAGGTAATACTGGTTCCTTCGGAGACATGGAGTACGGTTTTCGCCAAACATACGAAGCAATCTTATTTATTAATAAGGGCAGACGAACAATGGCTAAGCCCCATACTGAAGTCTTCCGATGCCAAAATCCTACAAGCGGTAACCACGCAGCTGGAAAGCCGCCAGAACTCCTCATCGAACTTCTGAGCTGTAGTGTTCTGCCAACCAATACAATCCTTGACCCGTACTGCGGTGAGGGTAATATCTTTCCTGCGGCCACTGAACTCAAGTGTACAGCAACGGGAATAGAAAAAGAAGAATCAACCTATCACATGGCTGTTGCCACACTGGAGGCTCTAACCAATAATGAAAGCAAAGAATGAACTGCCACACTTTATTCATATATCACGATATGCTCGATGGAATGACGACGAACAGAGACGGGAGACCTGGGGAGAAACGATAGACAGGTACGCTGACTTCTGGATGAAGAAGTATCCTGAACACGACCAAGCTATCAGTAACTTCTGCACAGAAATCCATACAGTCAAGGTCATGCCGTCTATGCGACAACTGATGACGGCTGGGCCAGCACTTGAGAAAGACCATGTAGCTGGATACAACTGTGCCTTCTTAGCTATCGACCAGATATTTAAATTTGCTGAGGTCATGTACACACTTATGTGTGGCACAGGCGTCGGCTTCTCTGTCGAGCGTCAGTATGTAAACTACCTCCCTGAGTTACCGAGCCACTTCTACGAGTCCAACACTACGGTGAAGGTAGCAGACAGTAAGCTTGGTTGGGCCATGGCCTTTCGGGAGATACTAAGTTTACTCTCTGTCGGACAGATACCTAAGTGGGACATATCCGCCGTGCGCCCCGCTGGTGCAAGACTGCGTACCTTCGGCGGACGGGCATCTGGCCCCGGACCTTTGGAAGAACTCTTCCGATACGCGGTAAGAATCTTTAAACAAGCTGAGGGGCGGAGGCTAACTTCCCTCGAGTGCCACGATCTTGTATGCAAGACTGGACAGGTTGTTGTCTCCGGAGGCGTCCGTCGCTCAGCGCTTATATCCCTATCAAACCCATCAGACGAGAGGATGAGAAATGCAAAAGTCGGAGAGTGGTACAGACCAGACCAATCACCGTGGCGTAGTTTGGCTAACAACTCTGCCGCATATACTGAACGGCCCGATATGGAAATCTTTATGCAAGAATGGACTTCGCTCCTCAAATCCAAGTCGGGTGAGAGAGGTATTTACAATGTGGCTGCAGCACAAAAACAAGCGGCTCGTAACGGACGTAGAGATTCAAGCCACCACTTTGGCACCAATCCTTGCAGTGAGATTATACTTCGAGATAGAGAATTCTGTAACCTTACAACGACAATCGTACGTGCTGATAATACACTCGATGAACTTAAAGCAAAAGTCCGCACTGCTACGATTATTGGAACGTTTCAGTCAACTCTTACAGATTTCCATTTCCTCTCCGACACCTGGAAAAAGAACTGCGAGGAGGAACGTCTGCTTGGGGTCAGCCTTACAGGAATAATGGATCACCCCGTGCTGAATGGGAGACTGAAGCATACCCCAGACTGGTTCATGTCTACAGACAACGGGGCACATACGTTACCCGATGTCCTTCGTGAACTCAAACAAGTAGCTATCGACACCAACCTTGAGTGGTCGCAGAAGCTAGGGATTAACCAAGCCACCGCCATTACCTGTGTTAAACCAGAGGGAACGGTGAGTCAACTCTGTGACACAGCCAGCGGTATCCATGCACGACATGCGAAGTACTACATTCGTCGTATACAATTGGACAAGAAAGACCCAGTCTTTTCCCTTCTCAAAGAATGCGAGGTTCCTCATGAAGACCTATATACAAGTCCGCAACACGTCGCAGTGTTTTCGTTTCCACAAATGGCACCTAAGGGAGCTGTTACTCGCTCGCAAGTCACTGCCCTCGATCAGCTTAATCTTTGGCTCACATACCAAATCCACTGGTGTGAGCATAAACCTTCCCAGACAATATACATACGTGACCATGAGTGGATGGAAGTTGGAGCTTGGGTCTATAAGCATTTTGACTTACTCTCGGGGATATCATTTCTGCCATATAATGAAGATGACACCGTATATACCCAGGCTCCATATGAAGAGATTGACGAAGCTGCGTATAATGAGATGTCCGAAAACTTTCCAATGATTCATTGGGATAGGTTATCAATATTTGAAACAGAAGACACGACAGACATGATGAACGAGATGGCGTGTACTGGTGATAAGTGTGAGGTATTGTGAGGAGGTGAAGGGATGAGTGATTTATTACCGTGTCCTTTTTGTGGTGGTGAGGCTGAACTGTACAAAGGCGCATCACAAGAAGCGGGAGAGAAGAATGCCTGAAGTCCACGGATACGGCAACCCCACCGCTGACATAATGATAGTTGGCGAAGCCCCCGGCAAGACTGAGGAGGAGCAGGGTCGTCCGTTCGTCGGCTCATCCGGATACGAGATGAACAACATGTTAGCAGAGGCAGGGATATCTCGCGACGAATGTTTCGTAACAAACGTCTCTCGCCTCCGCCCACCATATAATAAGATTGAAAACTTCTTCATGACTAAGACAGAAGCGAAGAAGCGTGGCGGAATAGAGTGGCACGGTAAGTACCCAGACAAGCCTATACTCCAGGGTCTCCCTGCGTTGCAAAAAGAAATCGAGGCTGTCGACCCGAATGTAATCATCGCCTACGGTGCCACGTCTTTATGGGCACTGACAGGTTTAACTGGTAAGACAAACAAACCAGCCCCGACTGGAATCATGACCTGGAGAGGGAGTCAGTTAGAAACCCTCCCCGAGTTTGGTTCTCGCAAGGTAGTCCCATGCGTCCATCCTGCCGCCATTCTTCGTCAGTGGGCAAACCGACATATAGGTATCTATGACCTTCGTCGCGTAGCCGAAGCGAAGAACACTAAGACCTGGGACTATCCTAAGTATGACTTCCACATTAGACCTAGCTTCACAGATGTGATGTTGTATTTTGATTCGATACAAGAAGCATTTGCAGAAGGCTACCATGTAAAGCTAGCTTGCGATATTGAAACCCGGCTCAGACATATTGCTTGTCTTGGTCTTGCTAACTCTGCTCGTAGTGCTCTATGCATTCCCTTTATGTCGACAGATAATCCGTCGGGGTACTGGTCTACTACCGAAGAGTCTGAGATAGTCTGGTCGTTAAAGGATATCTTAACCCACCCACAAACTATTCTCATCGGACAGAACTTCGACTATGACATTCAGTACATGTCTAGAGAGTGGGGATTCGCCCCGCTTCCCGCGCGGGACACAATGATATACCAACACACTTTATTCCCCGGCCTTCAAAAAGGACTCGACTATCTGTCCTCAGTATACTGTGAGTTCCACCAGTACTGGAAAGACGAGGGGAAGGAATGGGACCCAAAGCTCCATGATGAAGAACGACTATGGACATATAACTGCAAAGACTGCGTAGTTACTTATGAAGCCGACGAGGTGTTGCAAAAACTTATCGAGATGTATAAACTCGAAGAGCAGGTAGACTTTCAGATGTCTCTCATTCGCCCCGTCCTGCGGGCTGAGCTTAGGGGAACCCTCATGGATAACGAGGCTAAGCGCCAGGCCAAGTCAGACATGATGGAATATATGTTCGATGCTACTGCGTTCTTTGAATACATCCTCCCTGAGAATATCTATAGACGAAAGAAGACTCCGTGGTATGATAGCCCCACCCAAACCGCTGAGGTTCTTTACGACGTTCTTATGCTCCCTGAGCAATTCGCTCAACGTGGTAAGGGTAAGAAAACTCGCACAGCTAATGACGATGCGCTTGAAGCATTAGGTATAATAGAACCTTTGATAAAGCCAGTCACAGACAGACTACGAGACTATCGCTCAGCTAAGAGTCTTATGTCAAACTTCCTCAACGCCCCTGTGGAATGGGACAACCGGATGCGTAGCTCTATTAACATATGCGGAACTGAGACGTTTCGTAAATCCTCCAGCCGAGATGTATTTGGCTATGGAGGCAACCAGCAAAACTTAACCAGTGGGAGTAAAGAATCATGAGCAACAAAGACAATGACCCTGACACATACCGAGATGTTACACCGCCTGAAGGATGGGTAGCGCAAATAATGGCTGACATGGACGACGCCAATAGCGAATCGGGAGTCCGTAGACGTACCGAAGCCATGCTCGAGGAGATTGATAAACGCTTTTCAAGAATAGAACATCTGCAAGAATTACATATGCAGGCTTTCGACCAGGTTGAAAAGTCCCTAACCGTAGTCAAAGAAACTCTGGAGCTTATCTGTGAAAGTTCCAAATCTCCGTAAAGTTCTTATCCCCGACCCAGGGTATCTCATATGCGAGTCTGACTTAGCTCAGGCTGACGCACAAGTTGTTGCGTGGGAAGCAGATGACCAAGCTCTTATGGACTTCTTCATAGCAGCTCGGACAGACCTTTCCCTTGACTTACATACGACAAATGCAGAAGCCCTGGGTCTTACTGGCCCGGCTGGTCGGCAACTAGCCAAGGCCGGAGTCCACGCAACAAACTACGGAGCAAGTGTCCCAAGACTAGCAAAGGTCCTTGGCATTACAAAAACCATGGCCCAACTATTCGTCAACAAATGGTTCGCGGCTCATCCAGCTATACCTCGCTGGCACGAGAGAACTCAAGATTCTCTTAACGCTTCCCGATCAGTAACTAATAAGTTTGGCTACACTCGTCGCTACTTTGAGAGACCAGACAGTTTGCTTCCTGAGGCTTTGGCTTGGGTTCCCCAGTCAACGGTAGCTCTAGTAATCGACAAGGGCTGGGCAAACATTGACCGAGAACTCTACTCTCATGTAGAAGTTCTTTTACAAGTTCATGACTCATTGGTGTATCAGATAAAGAAAAGAAACTATACTCAATCTCTGCTCGAACATCTTCACCAATGTTTACACATTGAAATACCGTACGATAATCTACTAACTATCCCTGTCGGCATCTCCATCAGCGAGAAGTCTTGGGGTCATTGCGAGGAGACAACATGGAAAATAGCAGCGTAGAAGAAAAGAAGCCTCTAACTAAAGAAGACTACCACAAGACATTCGTCTGTAATGGATGTGGAAAGAAGTCCTGCGAGGAAACTTACATAGGCGGAGTTCACATAATCCAATGTGTAGGCTGTGGGGGTATGTATAACTACGACATATACTTCAAGCTACGAATCATAGCCACTCCCGATGATGACCCTGAGGAGGAGAACGCCCAGTGTTCGTTTACTTAGCCAATCCCTATAGCGGCACAGGAGCTAAAGAGCACGAGAGATACGAGCAGATAGTTGAGGTATGCGCGACTGCGCTTAAGGCAAACTGCCCAATCTTCAGCCCGATAAACCACTGGCATCCAATCAGCCGTACCTATGGGGTTGAAGGAAGCTTTGGTATGTTTCGTATCCAGTGTGAAGCGCTCCTTCCACATGCCAGTTGTCTGGTAGTCATTACCCTACCTGGCTGGAAACATAGTGTAGGCGTCAGTCACGAATGGTGTATGGCAGAGGAACTAAGTATCCCCTCCTTCCATGTTACTTTGGCTGAAGCTCTATCACTTTCTTATTGGGAGAAACTCAGAGATCGCTATTCAACGGAACTACCCTGATTGGATACGGGCCTATTTAGAATATACTCGTGTACTGGAAGCCCCGGATACCTGTCACTTCTGGTCAGCGGTTGCGGCTATTGCCGGAGCCCTGCGTGGTAAGTGCTGGTTCGATATGGGCTTCTTCAAATGGAAGCCAAACTTCTTTATTATTCTTGTCGGCCCTCCCGGAATAATTAACAAGAGCACCACGATAGAGCAAGGCTATGCCCTTCTCCGTGAAGTGCCGGGGATTCACTTCGGCCCTGACTCAGTAACTTGGCAAGGACTCACTGATGCCTTTGCAGAAGCTAGTGAAGAATACACCCTCGCAGATAACTTAGGTGTCTTATCGTCCAGCTCTATTACCATCGCCGCTAGTGAGTTGGGAACCTTCCTTGACCCACGGAACAGGGAGATGATAGACGTCTTGGTAGACCTCTGGGATGGACGCCCCGTTCCGTGGAAGCGTAGAACCAAAGGCGAAGGTCAATCCGAAATAGCCAATCCTTGGTTTAACTTCGTCGGCTGTACTACACCTGGGTGGATGCACGAGAACTTCCCTGAGTACGCAATTCAGGGTGGGTTCACATCTCGGACGGTGTTCGTGTATGGAGAGCACAAGAGATTTTTCAACGCCTATCCTCATCGGTCAATAGTTCCTAAAGAAAGAATGGAAATGAAAAGCAAGCTGGTCGAAGACTTGAAGCTCATAGCTAAAATCTCTGGCCCCTTCGACCTTACTGAAGATGCCTATGCTTGGGGAGAGAAGTGGTATGGTGAACACTGGCAACGCCCCCCGAATGAAACAGATAGTTTAGCTGGTTACAAGGCCCGCAAACAGACTCACATACACAAGCTTGCCATGGTACTATCCGCCGCCAAGAGTGATGATAGAGTCATTCAACTCGAAGACATAAAGACCGCCAACACCTTCATAAGCACCCTTGAGTCCACCATGCCTAGCGTGTTCTCAGCTGTGACAGAGAACCGAGACACGAAGTTTGCGGCTATGGTAGTCAAGCAAGTCAAGCATCATCCGAAGATAACCAAGACAGAAGTATGGCGCAAGCTGTTCAATGTAATGTCTATCAATGAATTCAACCTCGCACTCCAGGCCGCGGTAATTGCTGGCTATGTAAAGGAAACCAACAACGGTACAGACCTTGTACTCAGCTACGTTGGGCCTCGGGAAAAAGCTCCTCAATCTCAAGAAAGTCCCGACGAAACCCTTTCTCATTCGGCAGACCACGCTCCCGTAGAAGTGCCCGACGACGACGCTGCTTCAAGCTCTCCTTTAGTATCCTCGGAGTTATCCGAAGGCCAGGAGGTGCGTTCTGATTAAATTGTTTAACTGCTTTCCGTACGTCTGCTATGCCTTCCCGGTGGCCCTCACCTTGGGCATATGCGTACTTCTCGAGGAGGAGACTTCTTCTCATCAGGACATACCTACGGAAGTCCTCTTTAATTCCGCGCAGCTCGTACGTAGTAGAAAGTCTACTTGGAGCGAATCCCAATGATTGAGCAATCAACTCTGCTTGTGCTTGACTGTCATGCGGATCAAACTCAACTACTTGTCCGCCCCCACGGAATGTCTCTTCGCCTCTCGTGTGAAGACGCGCTGCTTTTGAAAGAGACTTCAACGCTATGGGCATACCCCTCTCCCATTTCTTCCATACATCAGGATCTGAGGACTCTGCTACTTTCCATAAGTTGTAAGGAATCCCTATCACTGGGCCAAGAATATCAACCACTGTCCGTCCGAATTTTGCCTCCGGATTCCTTTCATTCGATAGTATCTCACCTACACCGGGAAGGAACCTACCCATGGTTAACGATCCCGTTATGTCTACATTGGGGACTGGCACTCCGAGAGCTTCAACTGCGTGTAACGGACCGAGACCCCAGTATCTTCCAGCACCGTGCATTATCAGATCTGGGCGGTCAGTAATTCCAGTCATCAGCTCACGGATATCATTCCGCAATTCCGTGTGCGGGTCTTTCATTCCCGTTAAGGTCTTAATCTTCGTCGTGCTCTTGTTCAAGATATCTAGTATATTCTCAGCAAACGGGATACCCTGTAGTCCAGCCAACAACCCAAGCATAAGCATGAACCGAATAGCTGTACCGCCGCCAGCCCCGCCCAAGGCAAGGAAGCTAGCGCCCTGCATCCACATCCAGAAGAGGAAGATAACGCTCTTCTTTCCTCGCATAAACTGAGGCCGGTTCCACTTAGCATACTCAAACATGGCAGTCTGAACAGCATCCTTTCCAACCTGATATATCTCTTCCGGGTCAGTGATTCCACTCTTCTCTGCCAACCGTGTAGCAGAGATAAAACTCACAAGCCTTGTATACTTCTCAGCATTCCTGAACATCCACGCACCGTAGTAGCTAGTATTACTCATCAGCCGCCCGGTCGCAGTACTCGGCACCATCCTTTCCAACACATTACTATCACTGAACCCAGCAAGCTCAGTTGCAATACTCTCATCTAAGAACCCATCTTTTCTTGCTCTGTCAATCATGTCATTCAGAGCATTACTTATCTTAGGACTCTTACCTCCAAACACCCGAGCCGCGTCGATAGTTGCATTAGCAATTTCCTTAGTCGTCTTGACATCTCCGAATTTACTCGACAAGTACGGATACAGCACCATCGGCACCTGCGTCATGTTCACAGCTGCTGACTTCGCATTGAATCCCAGGTACCACAGAAAGGCCATGGCCCTCAGCTTACTCCAGTCATCCTCTGGGTTCATGATATAATTATAATGGTCTCGGAAGTAATCACCCAACATAGCCGCACTGGTGGAATCTCCTATCTCCTGATCCACCCGTGTACGTAGCTGGTCAAACCCCTTCAGCGCTGCGTCCATGTCAATGAAGTGCTCAACCCGAGCAATGTGATTTGCCGCACTCAACATGTAGGAACTATATACCCTTAGCGCATCTTCGCTGAACCCGGCCACACCTTTACGATTCAAAAGGTGCTTAAGGAAAGCCCGTCCAGGAGACAGCCTTATTGTTATCTCCTTCATCCGTTCCTGTTGCTGAGGTGTTAATCCTAGCTCATTCTTAAAGCTATCGATTAACGTTGGCGGCAGTCCGAGGAATTGGAATTCTTTATCCGTCAACTTACTCATGGTAATCTTCGCAGAGCCAAGCTGACTCAACTTATGCAGCTCTTCATTCCGAAGTAACTGGGCCTTCCGTGTCTCATGTGTCTCGAACAACACAGTGTCCCCAGCCTCATACGAACGCCCAGCGAATTTCATTGCCTTCTGTGCTTTCACAGTAACGGTGTACTGCCCAAACCGTTGGCGTGGAAAATAGTTTCTGTTCTTCAGCTCACTGAAATCCTTCTCGATCTTATTCAGCCTTGGAATCAGCAGGAACTTCTCACTCCCTTTGTCTGCCAGAGCCGCTTGTAACATCTGCTTCCGGGTATCCTTATCCGTAGTCCTCCAGGCTTGTAGAAACTCCACCGCCGCCGCCTGCGACCCGAGGCTTTCCAGCGCTGCATTATACTCCAGCCCCGGTTGCAACCTGTCCAAAATCGTACGGAAGCTCTCATCAATCTCGGTAAACAGCGCCTGCCCTGCCTCATCCAGTTTATTCTTCTGCATGATCCTAGCCACTTCCTCTGGAGTCAACCTCCGAGCAAGCTCGTCACTCGTAGTACTGACCTCAAAGATAGTCTTACTCAGAGCCTCACTCCTTGTATTACTCGTGCTCCACCGTCCAGCAATGTCAGACGCCAGTTCCATTATCTCTGTCTTAGTGTTCCACCACCTCTGCACCACCTCGAGGTAATTCTTACTAGGACTTACATTAAACACCCGAGCCATTTGCAATGGAGTCAACACACCACCGGCACCTTTCACTCTCCAGACCTGGGTAAACTTCTTCAAATTTTCCTTAATAAGTTTCAAGTCCATATCCAAGTTTGCTTCAAGATTCGCGGCATGAGCCTCAGTCTTACTTGCAAAGACTTTAACAGGCGTCTCAGCTTGCGCAACATCACCAGGTATTTCCCACCATGAGAAGCCAAACTTATCTTTCACAATCTTCCCATCAAATTCCTTATAAATCTTCGGTAGTTCCTTCTCATACATCTTGAAGATTCCTTCCCATCTGTTTAGATTAAGCGCAACATCCGGTGGTACATTTGGCTTGAAGCTTATAAGTGCATTTTTGTGATATTTACCTGCAACGATAGCCGCTGTCCTGCCTGTAGGAAACCTAATAGGCTTTCCAGGAAACATAATAGCATTCCTGCGTATATACTCACGTACCGTTTGATTCAACAGCGTAGTTCTCTGTGGAAAATCAACTGTATCAAACTGCCTATTCTGAGCTACATCACTTTGAACTTCCACCACATGAGTAACATCTTCCTTATCAACAAACCCACGAGTATGTGATAAATAATTATTCGAGTCTTTAAAATGTTCTGATGCCCTAGACAGTTCTCTCCCAACCTCATCGATAGGTCGTTGAGTTTGCGTTGGCCCTTCCCAAACTAATGCCGAAGCTTGAACTCCATCCAATGTCTTGTCTAACCCTTGTTGTCCAACAAGCAATTGATACTCCGTTGCTATCGCTTCACTATTAGCTTGCTTAACAGCGTCCATTAACAGGCCAGCCTTTGCTCCTGCATCACCAAGTCCTTGGTATATCTCATCATTAAAGAATTCCTCAAAGCTGTCAGTACCAGAGTTTAATCTAGCCCTTAAGTCTTTTAGTATTTTATCTGGCTGCCTTATCTTAGTTGCATCTAAACGAAAGTGTGCGTCCCTGTACATCCACGCACCCAAACGAAAGTGTGCGTCTGCCAAAGCCTTTCTATCTTTCTGGACTAACGCTAACAACTCCGCATCGAAGTTATCCAATATAGCCTGGTCTTCTCTACCAATATTCTGGAAGCCCACATTTGATAACTCAGGAGCATGCCAACTCTTTGCATTCAACGGGAGTATTCTTTGCATTACTTCGTGAATCAAAGTCTCCCTCTGGAACCTCCTCCCTATATGATGCAGTGCAAGTACTTCCCTGAATATCTCTACCTCACCTTTCTTAGCCTTCGCAGCTTTCAGCGCCTGCACCACATGCCCGGCGTTCAACCACTGTTTCTTCGGGAGTGCATCCAACACCCTTGTAGTATACTTAGGAATCTCTTTCAAGTCCACCATTCTGCGCAAATAGTTCTCTGTACGGAATTTCCCGCCCAAGTTAGTCGTATTAATTGGGGCGGATAAATAACGTCGGATATCACTCAGCATTACCCTCAGTTCTGTGTCAGATAACTTAAGGTTTGGTAGGAACTCACGAAGGAATCTCCTCAGCGCAGCAACAACCCGAGTAAGGACTGGGGCACGAGGATTACTTTCTGCCAGATGTGCAATCTTTTCCTCAGCAAGTTCCCTTTTATGTACAGGATTTGATAAGTCTAGTCCATACAAGTTAGCGAGTCCAGAAAGGTCAAAGGACTGGGCCACTTGGTCTAATAGTGCATTAAGTTCCTTGGGAAGAAGCACAGCCCTCAACCCATGGTGAGCCAGGGTTTCATGAAAATATGCCTGTACAACAGCTTCAGGGGACTTGAGTCTATCTGCTATCAAGAACATTGTTTGTGAGTCAACATAGTACACAGCGCGAGTGCCCCGTGCTTGAGCCGCGCGCTTAACATCTGGATGAACTATATCCTCGTGGCTCTTGACAATTGAAATCTGCGGGCCAAGTGGAAGTGCGATAGCCTCCACAGTTTCTTTCACCTGTTCCACCGAAATACCTGGTACTTGTGCAGTTGGAGCTACCTTTCGACTTTCGAATATCCCTTTCCTCAGCTCCACATTTTCTTTCTTAGTAGCAGTCCTACGCTCTACTATCTCTCCCTCTGCCTTTGATCGCAAGGCATCCAAGATTTCGAATTCTTTGTCTGTGAGTCCCTCTTCGATTTCTTTTTCCAGCAGTTTATCAAGACGCTTCTGCTCTCCCTTAGTAAGTCTTTCGACACTTTCAGGACGAAGGGGACTGGTTTCAATCTCTTCTGGTGTAACTTGCAAGGACTCGTCATGTGTGACTACCTCCTCAGTTTCTGTATTCACGTCTGGAAACGAAATAGCATCCTGTTCTCTACGAGAAGAAACAGTCTGGTGCTGAGGAATAGTTATTGGTCTAACCTTACCGCCAATATCTAACGTTCCGACCTGCACTCTCGGTTCTCTTGTAGTAACCTTGAGTCCTTTACCCTCATCGATTCTATCTTCTACAATCGGTACCAAGGACTTATCCCGGGCAATAGGACTATGTGGTATTGGAAGCCCAAATGTCTGTTCCTGTACAGAAAAAGCATCAGCGGAGACTAATCCACTCTCATTCACAGCAGTAAAAACCGGAATAGGTGTACGCTCCGTTTGCTCAACCTGGTCTCGACTATCGGGGATTTGCTGAAGGGGAGCGCCTAGCTGCTGGGTGAGGAAAGCAATCTCTTTATTAATAACCACATCACCTCTTTCACCAAGGTCAATGGAGCTATAATCAGGCACCGGTGCCACTGTTTCTTCCTGCAACAACCCTTCATTTGGAAGAGTTGTGCTAGGCTTATTAACTTCCTCTGTTACCTGAGCATCGAAGTCTTCGAGTATTTCCTTCTCTGTCCGGTGACTTCTAGGACGGGAGAATGCGCCAACTGCACCACCAAACATGAGACCAGCAGCAGCCCCAACAGCCGCCGCGTCTCGAAGTCTCTTTCGACCTTCAGCCCCCAAGAAATCGTAGTTCTCATCCACAATCTCCCGCGCGGCACTGGCTATTACCTCCTGACCAAACTCAGTAGCGGCTTCTAGTCCTGATATAACTGTACCACCAGCAGCGATACGCTTGAGTATATTCGGACTCCCCATGATCTTATCAATCAATTTGCTCTGTAGCTGTGGCCCTACTCCGAGCATACGCCCAAGCTGAAAGATAGGAAGTATCTCCAAACTACCTGCTAAAGCACCGCCAGCAACAGCAATTCCCGGCCTGATTTCACCTATAGATTCGTGCTGTTCCTGAGCAATACCACCAGTTTCCAGTGTACTTGCACCGCCGAATACACCAGCTGTTTGGCCCCTAGTAATGGTCTTTTTCAAGGCTTCTTCTGTCAGTTCTTTCTTAAACTTATCAGCAGCAAGTTTCTTACCTACACCAGCTATAATTCCACCAACACCACCAGTTGCCACAATACTCGCAATGATAGGTAATTGTCTTCCTGCAACACCCTGCATGAAGTCTACAAAAGACCCAACATCTTCAATCTTGTCGATGTTATCTACCAGTCCAGCAGTCAGCCGATGAGCCTCGTCAAACCGCTTTCCAGCAGCCTCGAAGCTTTCCGTCGCCGCGTTCTCAAACCCTAAGAGTTCTTGCCCTGTACCCACAGCTGCGCGAGTAAGACCTATGGTCTCCTCTACACCAGCTTTGAGGTTAGGAATGAAGTCCCCTGGTTCGTCAGTTTCCCGAGGCTGACCAGCAACGGCTTGGTCAAACCCTTCGAGGGCTGACTCAAAACCGTGCTTTTGTTTCGCCTTTTCTGTATCTTCGTCGAAAGCCGCTAGGGCATCATTGAAGTCTACCATTATAGTGGCCTTGGTTGTGGAGATGCCGCAAGTGACAGTAATGCCGCAGCCGATGCTTCCTTCTCCGCTTTTTCTCTCCGTAAGCGTTCGATTAACTGTTCCAGACCTTCAGACTTCTGCTTGGCAGCGTCTTCTTGCTCGACTGACATAACCTTCATTACCTCAGCGACCAATGCGTCTGGGTCAATCCCCCTCTGCTCTGCTATGAACCGGATACCAGCTTCAACATCCTGCCCATCCTGAGCAAACAAGCGAGCCTGTTGTACCGCAGCACTTATAGTGACCGGGTTCGGAGCTTCAGGTAGAATCGGCTCAAGTCCCTCATTGCCAGCGGCCTGAGAATTGTAATAGTCCATCACGAATTTTCTATAAGCCGGTGGTTGCTTACCCTCCAACTGGGACAGTTCCGCCACACTAAGATAGTTAGCATTCGCATCATCGAGAATCTTCCTGTTCAAGTCAGCTTGCTGGAGATTAAAGTCCTTCAGATTTTGATCCGTCAGGGCCTTGATTTTTTCTCTTGCTACCTTTGCCTTCTCTTCTTCAATCCCTTCCCTACTAGCAACCTCTGCCTCGTTCGACCTGGCTGTCTCGGCCTGAGATTCACGGGTCAGACCAATCCTTTCCTGCTCTCTACCCTCAGCCCGGTCACTGGACTCAAACTCTCTCAAGTTCTTATTGAAGTTTCCAGTGAACTCAGCCCCGGCCAATGCCGCATCCGTGACGCGTGCACCAAAGCTGTTGTTCTCAAATGGGCTACGATTCGCCTGGAGTTCCCTTGCCATTACCAAGGCACTCACCTGTCCCTGTGGAGTGGAAAAGAAATTGCCAAGTTCCTGTATCATAGGGAGGAATCCTTTCTTTCTCCGGTCTATCTCAGTCGGATCACTGGTCGGATTCACGGTTAATTTGGGAGGATTTGTACCTCCCCCTGCAACTGCTTGTCCTAACGGGTCTATCACGCTAAACCTCCTCGGGCCAAGATTGTGCCCAAATCTTCAGTATCTTTTCCACGAGCTCCAACCAAAAAGTCCTGGAGACTCAGCCCACCACGGATACCCGAGAAATTTCCCTGAGGAATAGCAGGGCTACCAGGCTGTGGAATTGGAATATTCAACGGGTCTTTCTTAGGAATAGCTCCTCCAATACTTGCAAGGATATTCCCAAGGTCCGGTTCAGCAGCGACCACCGGAGGAGCTGTACCTGTTGACCCAGGAAAGTCATGCTCCCCCGGAAGTATACCAGCGGATGCAGTCTGTATCTGTGACGCAAGGTCTGGAAGCCCCAATTGCATAGCCCCAGCCATATTTGTGGGGTCAACTGCCTGGGCCAGCGTAGGTTGTGGGGCCGTCTCCAGCGCCGCCAACTCATCCGAATCATGTTGCTGAGCCAGCATCGTGGCGAACATATCTTGCCCATCTGCGGTCTGTAACAGCTGAAAGATTGCCTGAGGGTCTAGCCCCAGAGCACTTACACTACCTAATATACCTGTCATTGTTATCTCCTACCCAAAAATAATGTCAAATAACGCGCCACCTGCGGCACCGATACCAGCACCCATTGGCCCACCAATTTCAGCCCCAATGCCGGCTCCACCTAAAGCACTACCTAAGAGCCTAGAAGCTCTACCCGGCCCCTGAGGTCCTGGCCCTGTAGCCACCGAACTGGAACCTGCCGCTGGATGCCCAAAAGCAATTGCGGCCGCGTCTGCAATCCTCCGCTGTTCCTCGGTCTGCTCAAACAAACTCCTCTGCAGATTCGAATCAAGCAATTGCTGACGCTTATCTTCCCTCTGTTGTCCAACCGCACTACTCGCGATGGACGGGGCAAGCCCAAGGTTAAATGCCTGCGGTGTCAGTGCAAGAGCTTTGATACTGGTATCCTGAGCCGTGTCAAATGCGCGGTTCCCCATGATGCTAGCAATATCAAATGCTTGTCCTGTAGCACCTTTAATAGCCCCCGCCTGTGCAATACCATGGCGAGAACTACCGACACCTCCTGCGTTGACCGCCCCAGCATCTATACCTGGAAGAATATTTTCCTGTAGATTCGTAAACACAGGGTTAATCGCCGCCTCAATAGCACCTTTGAGGAATGGATTCTGTTCAATATCCTGAGCTGCATTGATACCGAAGTTGGTTCCGCTAATTGCGTTTCCAATAAGATTATTAGCCTCATCTCCACCAGAAAACGCTAGAGCTTGTTGCTGACCTTTAATCGTGTTTCGATTATTAGGAGCAACTAGTTGGTCAGGTAAAGTGACTGGAGAACCAAATGCACCTTCTATCTTTGGGAAGATACCTGCCAAGACATCTTTTTGTAACGGATCAAGCTCGATTTTATTCGTAACTTCGCTAGTTGTGTTTGCCGGTTGACGGCTACCTTTGCCCATTAGTTAAACTCCTGCAAATTAAGTCTCTTCACTACGGTACTGCTAACATCGTGATATCCGTAGTCCATTAAAGCGCGGACCCAACCACGCCGACCTGTAAGTTCTACAAGATCACAACCCTCGTCCTTGGCCCATTCTTCGATAGTTTTACTTATCGGAAGAAAGTTTCGCAATCCAGTGCCCCCGAGAACGACGCCCCGGCAAACCTTGATCCTGTAGTCAATAACATTCTCTGTGACCGCAGCAGCTTTCAAATCTTTCTCATCATACGCGAGCCAGAGCTGCATCCGGTCTTCTTTTATAGCCCAATAAATATCCCGCAAGGTAATCCCATTGTAGGTATATTCCAATGCTTTCCCCAATAAGGGAGCCGCCGCAGACCAAGCAAAGTCCACGTCGGGAGACATTATAATCTGAGACTGTAGCTCAGAGTTTTGTCCAACTTCCGCTGATTCTAGCATATATTCCTGCTCCACTTCCAGGGTTCCAATTAGTTCCATCAGCCCACACTACTTGACCATCCCGAGGGCGCTCAGGTTCAGCATTTAATTCATTCATGTCGATTGTCTCAAAAGCTTTTAACAGCCCGCCAAGCCGACGAAACTCTCGCTCGACATATTCCGAGAGAGCCTGTAGTTCTGTTGGCGCTGGTTCTGGAACAAAGTCCATCAGAACTTTCCTAACAATTCAATGTCAAGAGAATACCCTTCAATAGTCCAGCTAGAATTATCTGTGGACTCGAAGTGTATTGCGATAGATACACCACTCTTAATAAAGTCAACTTTATCGTCTGTGCCGGGAGTAAAAGTTCTTTCCGTTTGCCATGTTACTGCCCCGCCCCGTACCTGCTGTGTCCCGAGTTTTACTTTAAAAGGACTACCTGTAGCCCGTATCCATACAGCCCGGAACATTTTCCGGATAGCATAGTCAACCTTTATGTTTCCTTCCCTATCCTGCCCCGCGATACCCAAATCAGTTCGCTCAACAAACGCAGTCATGTTAGTCCCATTAAACTGCTCTGTTTCGTCTGCTCGTAACAGCTTTGTATTCACCGTATCGGCTAGTAGAACATCCCGAGTTAAACCCTCAAAGGCTCGGTCATCCCATATGGTAACGTCATCGTCCCAAGCCTCGTTATCCGCATCCCAAGTCTCGTCCGCTGCTTCATCAACAAGACCTATGTTGGCATGAAAGGTTCCGGGCAGGTCACGATAAGAGAACGTCCCATCAATGTAATGCCATATCAAAGCCTTATCGCACCAGGTTGCCGCACCTGAAGGGTAACAGAACCATACTTCCTTCTGCGCATAGTTTGGTACTACATGAGCAGCAATAATCTGTGAAACATCCAGTTCATTAAAGACATTGCGCTTCACTTGCTTGTCAATAATACTTTCCGCGGATGACAGATTATGTACAATAATATCGTCATTGGTGACAACAAAGTGCCGACCCTTAGGAAGCGCACACATACACCGATGGGTTAACATGCCAACTTCCTGAATCGCTTTCCATATCCTAAAAATGAATTGCCCACCAATATGCTGGCAACCAAAGATAGCGTCTTCCTTGTAGATAACTAAGTTGTTCCCCAGCGGTAGCGCATCAAGAACATACCCAGGAGTATCCGCTAACTTCGGACTATCGCCTGCGTCTTTTGTTGCATCCGTCTCATCCCAACTTGTCGGCACCGCGCCGGGGTCTGCCAAATGGCTCCACTTCGTGAGGTATGGATACCTAACTCCACTTATCGTAACATCAAATGCCATGAGATAGTTTTCAAACGGTCGCATTATTCGACAAGCATCTGCGCGAGCCGCGAACCCTGTGAGGTCAACCAGGTTATTACCTGCCCCGCCTGGGTTCCACATCATTGGAGTATCAATACCATTATTCAATATCATCACACCATTGAACATGCCACCTGTCCACGGGATAGTATTAACCGCGTTCACTCCACTAGCGTGCGTCATATCGTCATGAGTAGAACCTGTGACATTATATACAGCACTTAGGCCACAGTATATCCAATAGAATACACTATTCTGCGGCGCAGGGAACAAGGCATACGGAGCCACCGATGGAGGGTCAAAAACTGCGCTCTGCCCCGGCATCTTCTTAACCTTCCCATCCTGGAAGCGTACATTATTCCCGTCACTCCATACTTCCGGAGGCAACTCGAACGCATCTATATCAGAAACAATTCCGAATCGACCTACACCATTAACGTCTACCATTGGCATTATTCTTGTTCCTCACAGAAAGCTTCTACTTTACGATTAAATCCAACCATCTTCCGCTTTAACTCCAGCGGAGTGGCCTCCTTCTCTTCCTGAGATAACTTCCACTTCTCCTGCTCAAGCCACAACGGACATTTATATACAACAACACTATCTTTCAACTGGTGTTGGATATAAGCGACCACACCACTCAGCGCAGTATTGACTATTGTCAGCGTCTGTGTGCTACAGCTCGTTGTCGATATCAGACTCAGACATAGTAGTAAGGTCGATATCAATCTGTTCAGCTTCTTCAAGTTGCTTCCTCGCTATTTCGAGACTTTCATCCTCAATCTTCTTAAGGACCATCCGACGATAGAGCTTCAGGCCTCCCCATATAAGGAGACCCAAAACACCAATACCAGCGATAACTTCAAACATCGGCCCCTTTGTCCTTCGTAAAGCCTGCAATCAGACCTTGAAGTGCAAGACCGCCAGCAACAATTGCTGCTACCTGGTCAGGACTGAGCGTTACACCGAGAGCTGTTATCAGCCCCACAAGTCCCCGCCATGTTGAAGCCTCACCAAGACGAGCTAATACATAGTCCATATTATTTCCTCCCATTGTGGGCAAGTGAAAAATGATTACCATCACGACGTTTGAAGCGACCGCCCCAAGCACCGCCCAGCGTCTCCCAGTATTCACCAAGAGGCGTTAAGTCTTCTGTCTGCTTTAGCCAGACACCATCCTTAAATACATTAAGGTCAATAGCGAGCCGACTACAATGCAAAGAATTAACGATACCAACTCCAGCTTTCGAGTTGAGCTTTGCCTGAGCAGGCGTTCGATATGCCTCTGCAAACGTGAACTCATAACCATTCTCCTTGCCCCATGCCAGCAGGCCCATGACCATCCAAACAAACTTCGACTGTTTTTTGCGTAGACTCATTTACTTATCCTCCGTCTCTTTCCAAATCCCGTATTGCTTGAAGAATGATGTTCTTGTTCTCATCCATCTTCTGCTCCAAATCATCCACCTCATCCGTGAAATGGTCTTTAACATGCTGGATTTCTTGCCGAATATTCTTATGCTCGCCTTCATCCCAGATACGTTCTGCTTCGAGTTTATCTTCAACCCAAACAACATCTGACTTCTCTGCCTCTAGCTCGCCAATATCCTCAGCATTAATTTCAATATTCTGCAGACCGACATAGACTGCACCAATCGCTGGTAACAGTGGCCATAGCCATTTAGCAAAGTCAATCCGCCTGCCTTCTTTCATTGAGCCTTCCGCTCTTTCTCTCTGCGCCAATTTCTCAGCCAACCCTTCGACTATTTTTGTTTCTGAGCCCATAACTACTCCTTAGGTATATTCACCTTTACCTGTTTAATGTGGTTGAAATACACCCCTATACCTTCAAGAATCTTGTCATCAAGTGTAACTCCGCCGCTTCCTTCTATGGAATCGTACAGAAGTTCTAGTTGCTCTCGGATAGTTCCGTAGCCTCCAGATGCCATCTCTTTCATGCGCCGGTCTTTCCATCCTTCTTTAGGTGGTTGATACTTCTCAATCACACCCCCAGCATCTAAGAAAGGTTGTACATATCGTTTCCACTGCCGGCCCTTTGGCATTATAACCTGATTATAGTTAACGCCGTCGACAGCAATAACAACATTACCGTCTTCCTGATACATAGCTTTAAGTTTCGAGATATCTACTGACATTATATTAACTCCGCGTCCATTTCAATGTAACCACCGGTGCCGCTTTCGAGATATGCTATACCTCCGTCCCCGTCACCAGCAGTGGTTGTTGTAACATTAAACCGGATACTATCTTTACTACCCCCAGAGGTAGCTAGATTAGAACCTGTCTCTGTTGCTGCCGATACTACCGTAACATCATTCACACTTCTCCAACCTGGGGAAGGTATCTGACACATCTGAACCGGGAACTGGAAGAACAACGCGAAGTTTGTCGTGGTCGTATAGTTACCATTCCCGAAGTATGTAGTGGAACTCTGCTCTTCAATCCTAAAGTAATACCTCAAGCATCGAATCAGCTCGTCCTGGAACAAAGGCATCTTGGGAGGCCTAGCATAACTTCCCTTGTGAAGATTAAATCCCCAGAACATGATATTGTTAGCAGTATTGTCGCAACCATCCACCTGGTCTTCCGACCCAGTTATAATTGTTGTCACAGTCTCCCAACTGCCATCTGCTGGAGAATCCTCACTTGTACCTACAAGGAAAGCAAAGGTAATCCTCAGTCCTTTCTCTCCCTCTTCCATAACCCACGTACCGGTTGTGTCTGCTGGAACAACAATAGAAGCAAACTCCCAGGTATTGGTCACGCTCTGGGTATAGTTCGCGGCATAGACCCGGTCATTATCGTCATTTTCAAATGCAATACTCCATGTGCCAGTCTTCGTGTGCTTATGCCAGAAACTCAGAACATAAGCTCCCTGATGCAAGGACTGGTAATCTGGCCCTTCTACAGCATAGGTCATACCTACAGCATCCGAAGCCCCAATCGATACTGTCTGCGTAGTAACATCGAACTTCATACTGTTGCCACCCACAATCGCATTACCAGCGCCCCACACAGCCTCTTGCTCGGTTCTGCTTGGAATATCCGTCTCAAGCGAAAATGTTACTTCCGCATCTGGAGTACTACGCTCAGCAAAAGAGAATCTATCACACAGATATACCCCATCATCTCCATTACCAAGACCAGTTCGAGTTTCACTGGCCCGTTGGTCGATAAGCCCAAATCCGTTGATAATCACATTCTCATGGTGAGCCGATACTTCCAACGATGGGTTAAGAAGAATAAACTGCGTACCGTCGTAGATTAAACAGTACACCCCACCGCTGATTATCATATTACTCCACAACTCAGTTCCCAGCACAGAGTAGATATTTTTAGCGCCCAGGGCATTAACGTTCAAGTCCGCGGCTCCGGCGGCATTAGTGAAGCTCGCCTTCATGAATATCATCATACCCTCAGTATACGCACTTGGAGCCTCGTCCAATGTCACCGTATATGTTGGGTCGCTTCCAGCGCTTTCCTTATAACCCCAAGGATAATCATGCCCAGGAAAGGAGTTCTTGACAACCTTCTTAATCAACTGAAGATGGTTATCTCCCTGATGCTTCTTGTCCGTTCCGCCAACTGGATTTGTGTCAACCAAGTCAGTGATGAAATCGCCAGTTTCTAAACCCATTAGTCTTCTCCGCCCATTATGTAATTCTGATTCTCATGTTTCCGAGCCTCAGTAGCGTTTGTTAAAGCTAAAATGCCTTCGTTGCGCATATCTTCAAAGTACTCCATTGCGCCTTTGTCTCGAAAGGCCAAGGCCATGCGCCGCCCGGCTTCGCCTTGTAGTACCTCTGGAGCATACTTTAGCCAGTCATTCTCAATATTGCTATTCAATACAGTATCCTTTGCATAGTAAAGCATCTTAATAGGATACACAGCATCTGGAGTAGGTTTCAATCTGAAGTAATCTCCAATCAACGCATAGTACAGTGGCTTGTCCGTGCTTGATCCATACGTCTTGACCAGCTCGTCGTAATCGCTCTTAGGAAGATTAATCCACTGGTCTTCCTCATCTGCACTGGAATCAAACCTCCACAACGTCCCATCATCATGCTCGCGTAGGAAATCACTTGGCACCGCCAGTCGCTCTTCATCTGCAGTGGTTTCTGATGTAACAATCTCGCTTATCAGAAACCACGGAAGCTCTGGCAAGGAACCTGTCTCATACTTCTCTTGCGCCCGCTTCAATGCATTCTCAATCTCAGTCGCCTTGATATCAAGCCAACCAAGCTCAATCTGAATGTCACTAACTATTGTATCTCTATCGCTCACTATTAGCTCCAAGAATTTGTCTTACCGCTTTCCGCGTCCCAGGTTCCAGCACCTAACGCACCTTCGCTAGAAAACCCATCACTTACAGATGTATCTCCTGACCAGTCCTCTGTTTCAGCACTACCCGGAACCCATTGATTTGAAGAAAGATTCACTTCCTTTCCAGTAAAGGTAAAGCTTCCAGCCCCAAGAGACATAAGCCTACCATATTCCAAGTTTGCATCCGTCCCGGTTACAACAAAACTTCCACTCCCTGCGGCCAGCGGGTGATTACTGGATAAATCTACAGCTGTTCCAGTGACCGAATAACTCACAGTATCTACATCCAACGCATAACCTTTCAGCAACGATGCCATTTGTCCGCTAATACTGTAGCTACCAGAATCAACTGCTAACCCCTGTACATATAGCAGAGTTGCAGCTTTCCCTGTGTAGGTAAAACTCCCGCTCTCCGCTTCTATGTCATACGCCTGTTCCAGTGTAACCGATTGTCCAGTTACTACATAGTTTCCGCTATCAACTGTCAGCTCATAGTCAAAGCTAAAATCAATCGGGAAGCCAGTTACTTTAAGCTTCTCTTCCTTCTGATTTTCCAAGTACCTAGCAGTAAGTAAGGTAACTTCTTGTCCAGTAACATCAAAGCTTCCACTGTCAAGAGCAATTCCCTTTCCTTTCCCATAGATAAGCTCAGCCGCACCTCCAGTAATTACATAACTTCCAACCGCCGGGTCAACTTCATACCCATACTCCAGATTAGCATTAGTTCCGGTATGCGTAAAAGTTCCAGAACCGGCATCAATTTCCCAGGTCTTCCTCAGCGTTACGGCTGTGCCAGTATGGACGAAACTACCACTTTCAACATCCAGTCCTCGTCCAGCAAATAGCCCAGCCGCTGTGCCAGTCTCCGTGTAACTACCAGAACCAGCAGTTAATGTATAATTAGTGCCACCAGCGACTGGAACAGGGAACTGCAATATCTGCGCTGATGGATAGATAACCCTGTGGTGAGGGGACGGAGCCGCATTATTTACTGTACTTAAATCTGCGCCTTGGTCTACATCTACTCGCCTCCTTACCAAAGGCCAATAAGCAACCCTGCCACGCATTATATTTGCTGGTGTTCCTGCTTTTGCTATTGCCATCATCTCACTGGCGGTTAAAATCCGGTCATAGAAAGCTGCTTCCGCAACTGTGCCATCAAAGTCCTGTCCATTGTTCATATTTTCACCGAAGCGTACAGTGTCAGATGTAGTTGTAATACTCCCTGTAGGAGGATTGGTATTAGTTACAGCAACAGCACTACCATCTATATAAAATATAGGGTCATTACTGGCGGATGTGCCGTCATGAGTAATTCCCCAACAATAAAGAGTATCAAAGGCAAGGTCATCATCGGCATCCCACCTTCCGTTGTTCCCACTAAAACGCGCCAAACATCTTGGTCGCCATCCTGCGCTCACTGGTGGTTCCGTCAGAAATTGGAAGTTATGTGCGCCGCTACCATACGCTGAACCTGTCCCCCATAAAACGTCACGGTTGCTAATGCTCGCCACTGATACAACTGAAACCAATGAGTATTGGTCAACATTCAACCCAGAAACGCCATTTTCTACAGACTTTAAAGTGTCAGAAACACCATCAAAAATATAAGCCATTATGTCTCCTTAACATGGACGGCATGTAAGCTGGCATCACCAGTCACGTCTGTACCACTTGAAGGTGTTGGGTCGCGGGTAATTCGCAGTATGAAATACTCTCCTGCCGCAACTGAGTCCATATCAGCGCCATCAGTGAAGGTAATGTCATCATACGCCACTTCACCTACAACACTTGGTGCCGTTGCCACAACGGCGTTATAGGTATACGTGTGCGCGGTAGTGTCCAAATCCTCTGCATCATCTGCTATACGTCTAAGTGCCGCTTGCCACTCGACGACATCAGGTGCCGCTTCTGCTGCTGACCACACTAATGTTAACGTCAACCCACCGCCGTCATAATGCTCAGGAAGCATACAATAGAAGTCAGCATATTCTTGCGTTGTGTCATCGAAATCAAGAACAGGTATTACTTCCGCAGGAGTACTGGTGCCATCTATCGTGTCAAACGTGGCATAGCTTGACGCAGGAGGCCCGTTATTCTGTGCGCCTAATATTAAAAGAGAGTCGCCAGAAGCCATTACGTTGTTACCTCCAAAATATCAGGAACAGTAATGACTGAGGAAGGCGCGTTGTTACTAAAATCTAACGACACGGCTTCAATATCTGCCACAGTAGTTGCGGCCTTTACTATAGCCCTGCGAGTCATGTAATCGGTTATTAATGTGGCCTCCCATACCAATACAGTATCAATCAATGCGGCCCTGTCCGGTAGCGCCGCCATCCGCAGTATTTTAAGTCTCATCTCCGTCTGCGGAGAATAGTACTGCTCCCCAAAAGCCTCAACACTGACAGCCAACTGCTCCAGCTTTTCTTCCCTATAGTCCTCTATCTGAGCATCAACTTCCTGTACAGTAGCAAGGCGTACCAAATCCCCTTCGATAACCCATTTACGCTTATCTGCTTCTCCCTCGACGCTGGATAAATCAGGATTACGAATCCAATCCTGTGTCGAATACTCAGGGGTATTGACACTCATAAAGAGCTTCTTAGTAACTCGATTAAGAACGTTGGACATATTACGCAATCGTCAGTATACTAGCACCAAAGTCGGTGGTGAACGTCTCGCCGTCATTCAGTGTAATACTGCTCCCATAATCCCACCACCCAATGAGCGGGTCGGCCGGACTAACTGGCGTATCATTGTACAAGACGACGTATCGGAATGAACCGATAGTACCTCCCGACGCTGTCCACACAATGTCTGTCCCGGCCAATGTCCCGGTTCCGCTGGTCTCGCTCCACACGCCTGTAGCGTCTTCACCTCCCGCAGTATACCCGTTCCCAGCACTTATATCTGCAAGGTCAAGTAGCACTGAGTCTGCGCTCGCGCTTGGGGTTGCATTTGACAGATAACACTTCAGTGTATCCGCATCCAAGTCATGTACCTTGTTACCAAGGTCACCGACAAAGGTCTCAAACTTATTGAAAGCTACCATTATTTATCCTCCGCCATGGATTCAAATTCATTGTCTCCGTCGATGGTGACGCTTGTCATCTCAACGCGCATGTTTGCAGGCATCCCTTCCCACACAATCTTCTTTCCTTCCTTCTCCGGAGGAGTGCTTGCGCTGGCTTCCTTCACCTTACCCTTGACTGTCACAGTGATTTCCTCTCCAATAGAGATACCCTTCAACTGACCATCAGTCAAATCGACAGTCATAGTTCTCTTATTACTCATGCCTCTACCTCCGGTTGCGATTAATGCTCTCATAAAACGATTATTCTCGTCAGTAAAACCCGCCCTAGATATTATGAATAACTAGGGCGAGAATAGACCTAAGACTACTCCTTACGCCTCAGCAGCCCAGATGCCAGTAGAGTGAACAACAGTCCACTCGTTGGCCTCGAAGCATACCAGGGTTGCGGAATCGCCCTTGATTGCGGTTGCCTTAGTGTTGATAAGGTCTTTATTATCCACACCTCCCAGGTCAACTACACTTGCCGCCAGGGTGATAGTACCCCAAATACCGTCAGTTGCCGCAGGGGAAACAGTAATGATGTTGTTTCCATCCGCGCCGATGTTGGTAAAAGAGAACGTCATCCCGACAACAGCTGTGGGCAGGGTGATGGTCTTGGCATCCGTACCGATACCAAAGTGTTTCCCAGCATCTGCCGCTGTCAGCGTTGTGTCGTCGTCCAGGATTTCGACTACCTTGCCAGTGGAGAAGTGTCCACCACGGGCTTCGCAATCGTGAAGGTCAGCGTACTGCATTTTAGTCTGTTGACTCATGACTTAGCCTCCCTTAGGTTGAGCTCAGATTGCCAATGTAGCCACAGGTCAATCCAGCGTACCGGATTTCCAAGCCAGCTTCAGTAATCCACTGGCCTTTTTCTGTGTCTTCATCGTTGCCCTGGATATTACTCTGGGACTTGGTGTCCATGAAGTGTCTCCAGATAAGAGCTGTGGGGTCAATGATAAAGGCGCTGTTGGTATACAGCGTGTTTCTGTTCATCAACGGGTGTGTACGCAGAAACAGCGTACCCTGAGGGAGAACGTACTTGCGTAAGTTCATGCCGTACATCTTGACCGTTTCGGTGAAGTTGATTGTACCGGCCGCTGCAGCAATCTTGTTGATTTCATTCAAGAAACCATTGCCGCAGAAGACAATACGCTCGTCACCGGCTTCCGTGTCAAAGTCAAAGACCTTGTACGTTGCGTCCAGGAAAGTGGACGTGGTCGCTGCCACGGAAAACACCGTCTGGTTTGCCGCAGGGATGAAAGACCGAAGGCCATTCATGGTACGAAGCGGCTTGCCATTAGTGCCAGTCGTTTCACTTCGCACACCAAACATCAGTGCGTGCTCAATGTCACGGCTGTGGTCGAACATTTTCCGCTTCTTGTCGTTCTTCAGCGGATCACCGGTGCGTGTACGGGTGCCTTTCGCTGTCCGGGTCAGTTCATACGATGTCTTGAAAATCTGACAATAGTTGAAGAACTTCGTCGGGTTGCGTGAGGCTGCATCGGGGGACGGAGTACCTTCCGCAAACGCTGAGCCAATCTTCAGCAAGAAGCTGTTGTCGGCAAGCGTTGCGGCAGTCGTTCCAGCAAACCCTCGTGTTACAGAGAAGGTTGTGGAATTGACAACGTCGGTCACAATAACCAGTTCGTTGTCATAGGTTGCGGTCTCCGTTTTCTCGACCAAAAGAATGTCACCAGGAACCAGATGAGTTGCTAAGCCCCAGACATTACCAGGCGTAGAGGCACTCGGGTCGCTTGAGTCCACAACAACCGAAGTTGCTGCGGCGGTCAGCGCGCCGTTTACCCGCAGTCGGATAATATCATTGGCTTCGTCCCACCAGCTAAATTCAGGGTCATCCGTCGAATCACTCGAGGTTTTCCCCATAAGGGCTGTCATGGGAGCAGACCCATTCGGGTTCCGGAACAATATGAATTCGCGGAAGTTCTTGGGACGCTCGTCGGTCGCCCAATCACCTGTTCCGCGTAAACCTGCTACTGCTGTCATAATGTTTTCTCCAGAATAAGTTTATGCGTCTTCTTCAGCTAAGCGCTCGAACTCATTCGTGGATTGGGTTTGTACTGGTTTCCCGGCAGAACTCTTACTTGCAGCAGACTGACGAGGCTTTTCTTCACTCGGTGCCTCTTCAGCAAACGAGGCCGGCAGCTCAATCTTATGAGCTATCATAGCAGCAAGACCTACTTCGTTAATAACGGTCTGTTCATCCGCGCCCGGATTCGCCTGTCGATACAGCAAGGCCAATCTTGTCGCAGTTGCCTGATACTCCGGCTTCTTGTTCAACTTAGGCCAGGTATTATAGAAATCCTTCCGAGCCTTCGCCGCTGTGTCCTGTGCAGTAGTTACATTCTGCAACATGGACGGTAAGTTTCTAGCCAGACCAGACAACACCCCTTCCAGAATGTTGACGTGCATCTTAGCCATACGTTGTGGTATATGCTTCTCAGGATTAGCCACAAGCTCCTGACCCTCTTCTTCAGACATGCCGTATGTTTCGGCGAGCTGAGTAACGGCGGTCTCTCTATCCTTTACTCTCTGCTCCTGAAGTTCCTCAGCACTTAGCTGTGGTGTTTCTTCTTCGGTCGGAAGTTCTTCGGGTGTCTCTTCCGATTCGTCGGTTTCAGTTGGCTTCTCGACTTCGTCTTTCTTCTCCGGCTCTTCCGTTTCTTCCTCCACTTTCCTGGATTCCTCATCCGTACTCGCTTCAGCTTCTTCTTCCGAACCTTCGGGAATAACTTCGTCTTCTTCCTCACTGGCTACCTGGACTTCCTCTGATGCGTCAACGTCGTCGAGCAAACCTTCGTTTGCCACAAAGTCTTCGCTGTCGTCGGTCATCTCTGAAATGGTCGATTCTTCCTGACCATCAGTGGATACTTCACCCTCCGATGAGGTCGTCGATATCGTCGAGGTCTCCTCCGAGCCCTCTGAAGTCAACTCCTCCAGAACCTTGTGCTTCAATATCGTTCTCATGGTTTTCTTTCTCCTTCGCTATATCTTCAAGTAAAAGTTTGATTCTCGTCTCCAACTCTTCCAAAGTATCCTCCGGAATATGTAGGAATAAAAGAATCCCGTTTGCCTGGTTCGCGTCTGAGCATTTAACAAAAGCATCGTCAACGCCCGTCCAGTCACCTGCAACAATTTCATTCTGCCTTCGCTGAATCTGCTCCTTGGCAATACTAACTAACCGGACCCACCCCGGCGATTTCAGTAGGTCTCGGAGATCCTTCTGAGTTGCCCGAGCCGCCGCCAACGCTTGGGATGATGTTACTTCCTCCTGTTCCTCCAGCATTTCCACCTCCTAACGCAACTACGTTGCCCGCACGAGCCTCGGCCTCAAGTACACTATCTGGACGAACATTGATTTTGAAGCGGTTGATATTCTTCATCCCCGCCAACTGTGCTACCCATCCAAACATATCTACCCAGTCGTAAGCCCCTGCAAGCGTCTCGCTTTGCATTGCTTCGCGCATTAGGTCTCTCCATAGATTCGCCTGCGCAAACCGATCAACCGGTAGTGTTCCGTCCACCGGCACAAAGTCGAAGAAACCCTGGATTGCTTCAGGATTCACTTCTACAAACGGATGAGCCTGACCACGAACCTGGTCTCCAGCTATCCGGAACTGCCTTTCAAGTGACATGTACTGCTGGGTGTTCTGAGCCATTTGAGAACCGAGCGGCTCGAAGCCCATAGCAGACATATACTCAGTCGTTGTCTTCTGCCTTCCTGCACCAGCCCCGCCCGCTGTCCGAACCTCAGTAGCGGTCTTCCTTCCTCTCGGGTCAAGGACACCCATGATGTTATCACTGACACCCGATACCCGCTGGGCAAAGTCAATGACCACTAATACATCCCGCAGGTGCTGTTGCGTCACATCTGTAACCTGGAATTGCTGGGCTACAGACTTCAAATCTGTACCATAGGCACTAGGCTTCAGGCGAATTAGTTTCCCTGCAGCCGGGTCAAGCATATCTTTCATGACCACTTTACTTGGGTCAACAAGGAACATATCGTTCAAACACTTCCGAACATTATAGAAGTGACTGTTAAACAGCCAGCTAATAACATTGTTCAGCGGACGAATAACTTCCATCATGCTCCGATTGAACAGTGCATATCCGTCAATCTCGTACTCAATCAGCTCAAACGGGAACTTGTTATGGTAGCTGCCCATAGGACGAGCCCCGATTACAATCTTCTCGTTCGCTATCGTGAAGGCCCATTTCTCAGGAAACTCTGTGTTACCCAGTCCCCAGTCCTTTGGCCTTAGCTCGATATAGCACTCGTCAATCTGGAACGTTTTTAGGTCCAGCATCTTCAACAGGTCTTCCTGGCCTTCAGAAGGTTGTTCTATCTTCGTCGCCCCTTCCTGGTTTCTCAGCGCACTCAAGCGTTCCTTCTCGAGTTGCTTAATGTTAAAGTACTCCTCCGCCTGTTCCCGCTCCCGAACGTCATTCCAGCTCAGCTCGGTTTCAATGATAACAAACTCACCATTTTGAAACTTAGCAAGGGTCTGTCTTGGGTCAGGAAAGAACTTCTGCGGCTTGACGTTGTATAGGTTATTCCCTTCATAACCACGAATACGGTCAACTACCTTCTTTCTCTTAAACTTTCCTTCCACTGGCAGACCCATAAAGGTCTCCTGAACATTCTCATACCGCGATACAACTTCGCTTTCTTCCTTCCAATCCACACCCAGGATACCAACACCGTACTTTCCCGCGTCCAGCAACCAGACATACAGCGGAACCATCATCTTGCCCATCAACCGCTGGTAGTCCATAACAGCTTCCAGTGCCTTAACCTGGTCATCTGCTTCACCGTGCCGACCAGCATATTGGAATACTGGGTCACGTGACAGAAACACTGTCGACCAATAGCTTACTGCACTCATCAGAGTAGCGTATGCGTACGGAAGTTCAATGGTAGTATACTCCGGTTTCCCAGATTCTCTACTCGCCCTCCGCGCCGCGTCAACATCCCGCTCAGGCATGTACGCAATGAAGGATTCCTCGTCCTTCTTCCAGGTCGCGTAGCGTGTCTCCATCTTATCCTTAGACAGTTTCTTACGCCTTTTGCACGCTTCGATAATATTATCGTGCAACGAACCTTTTCGCGTGTCGTGCGGAATTTTAAATGCTACTCTATTCGTCATTATGGTGCATTCCTAAAGTCGCCTAGAGGAGGAATCTCTTCTTCTTCTTGAAGAAATCCATCCATGTTGTAAATATCGCCAATTTCCCGCAGCTTTTTCATCGCTATAGCTACGGCGTTCACTACGTCGTCATGTGTCACATTCGGGTAGTCTTCAAACTGCTCTATAAACTCCGTGTGACCTGGACGACAAAAGAAGTTCCGTTCCGTTGCAATCTCCGAGAAGCTCTGATTAATCAGTTGGTACTTCTTAACCTTGTCGTCAAAGCCCTCTACTCGGTAGTACTGTCCAGCCTGTTGCATGGCCTCTTCCATTAACCACTTCAAGGTAGCTTGATAGTTAGTCGTCTCAACTACTACCCTCTCCGGCGGATACTGCTGGGCCATGTTGAAGAAATTTGTTATCGTCCACTTCGGATTATGTCCTCTGTTCATAACATAGCCGAGTAGGTAGAATCTCTTCTGCCACCGCCGCACCGCCACGATGACCTCAAAGTCCTTTTTCTGGAGCCCACGCTGAACTTCAATATCCGTGGGCGGAGGGACCGGGTCAATCGCAATTACCGTAGTCCCTTCATCTGGCTGAATGTCATAATATCTCAACCAATTCACTTTAAACAAACTTGTCTCGGGTGAGGTCAGTTTCGCCTCCTTTTCCCGAAGCCAGACATAGAGCTGATTCCGTCGAATATATCCCTGTTTCGCTTTCAGCAGTTCTTCCGTTGTCCAGCGCTCTGGCCACTGACTCTCACTTTCCTTAGTAAACACCGATATTTTCATCGAATGCCACTCAGGGTCCAGATGACACATGTTTATCAAATCTTCCTTGTGGAGTCCAGTCTGCAACAATACCATCATTGCACTAGGATTTTCACTCGTAGGCACTAAGCAGTTATTAATTGCTCCAAAGAAAAGTTCACTAATCTTCTTTCTCTGGTCTGCCGTCGCCGTATTCTCCTCGTCGCACGGGTCATCGACAATTATCAAATCTGGACGATAGTCATCAATATTTACTCCACGTACCTGCCCAGTTAGCCCGTACGCAACTACGTTGATTACTATCGGGTTACCGTACTCGTCCTTAAACCCGTGATGTTTTATCTCTATCCATTCATCAGTCCACTTAGTTCCCTTCTCTAGATGGAAGGCTTTAGTCCATTTACTGTTAAATTCAATCTGCTTCTTCAACCACCTAATAGTCTTAACGGCATGGTCTTGCCCCTTCCCGACTATCATTATAGTTCTACTTATCCCATACGCTATCCGCTTAGATGCAAAGACCCGCAGCTTAGTTGTCTTCGCCCCGTCGCGGAAAACCTCCGCCGCAAAATACCTATGCCCCGACTCCAAACCCTCATCCAAATGGAAGTGGAACTCAGGAGTCTTAGTTTTCATCGGAGCCGGGAAAAAGTTCCGAGCATAAAACTCCATGTCGTCTGCCGCTAGGTTACATATTTCACCAATCGACAGCTCAGTTGTATCTTGCGCTACGGCCTCCATATCCACACTCCAAATTCATTCGGCCGCGATATGTCAATCTTCTTACACAAGTTCGGTGGTTTCGAGCATACCGTACTTGGGTCGTACCATTTAACAACCTCCACCGTAGAAAAAGCCCAAAGGCTTTCCGGAGTATGGAATAACCGGGACACTACAGGCAGGTACAGATTGAACAGCTGATTCCACGCTGCGTTGGTGTGGTTGTACTTCACTTCCACTATCGTGATGATGCCCCGTTTGAGCTGGAATAACAACCCGTCTGGCTGGCACCAACGAACTTTCCAATCGTCTTCGAAAACTATCCAGGGACTTGGCAAGTATTCCTCTTGGTATCTCTCTTGCAATTCCAACTGAGCCTTCTGCTCGTACACCACCCCACGGCGTTTTGCCCCGCGCACCTGCTTCCGGTTCGAGGCAAACTGTGGTTCGTTGGTGAACTTGGCCCATTTTACTTCACCCGTGACTTGGCGTTTGCTCAAGTTGTTTAGTCTCCGATTCTTGAACGACAGTTACCCCTCGTGCTCTCTTCTGCACTCTGTCGCGAGCTTCACTTAATACTTCTGTTGGACATTCGAAGAAGTTATTCACTACAACCCCACTACCGGCGTCCCCGCTTGCTCCAGGAAGGGCTGGCCGGGAAGGAGCGTACCCCAACCTAGCCAGCGATTTGTCCGCAAGGTCCACCAGTAATCTTGGGTCTAGAGTTTCATCTTCGTCATCCTCCTCTAACAAATCATCAATTTTGTCCAAAGTTTTCTCGGCAACATTCATTGTCTTTTGAACGATACGTCCGGCCTGCTCAGTATTAACAGCATCACGCCGTCTCTGATACTCAGCCTTAAACATATCCGAGTTAATCACCGTGCTCAGATAGCTTCTACTATACCCAATTTGCTCGGCAAGCTCTCCCAGGTTCTTCCCAGTATAGTGTGTCAGCATCCAGTCAATCATCTTGTGGTGCTGTTCGCCGAGCTTATCAATCGGTATAATCTCGTTCTCAGATTTTTGTGTGCCTTCTTTCATCCCTTGTAATCATATATTATCTTGATATCAATCGCAAGGATTTATGTGGGTTAATTCTGGGGCAAGATAGTCATTTTATCTAGGGCGGGCTAGTAAAATCGCCACAGCGCCCCCGGCGGGTACACCGATGGTCTACCTACCCTGGATCATCCTACGCCCCGTGGTGGGCGACTCAGGCCGGATTTCGGGCGGTTTAAGGGGGCATTCTGCGTAGCAGGCGATATTCCCGCCCTAGTAATTCAGCCCAACTCTGCGCGCCGAGAGAAGTGGTCACAGTGATGGACGTATAGGGCCACGGACGGGGGTGATGGGCCGGGTATGGTGGTGCAATGCAATAACTTGACAGGGGATCGGGAATTTGTTAGCATGTAGTTATTGGAAGTTGTACCACATGGAAAGCGTATCCCGCTATCAATCGCGGGCTGACAGATACCGAAGTGATTCCCATTAACTATGATAAGGAGATATTATCATGCCTAAGAAAGAAAGTGGTGTCCTTGGTTTTTCCCCTGTACTTCAGTACCTTGCCAAAGAAGTTGGTAAGCTGGTTCGAGTAGATATGAACCAGACAAAAGGAAAGGGAAAGGAAAGGGAAATTGTAGCTTT